AAGCAGTATTGAAAGTGATTGATCCACCCGCAATGACACGAGATACACCACTGATGATAACATCTACAGGTTCACCCGCAGAAGCACCGCGTTGAGCTACACCAATACAGGCCTTGTCTGCTCCTGCTGTAGTAACGGCAACCTTGCCGTTGCCATCGATTGAAACAAGTGCAAACTCAGTGATAGGGCTTGCCGCGATAAATGATTGTACGATATTATTAGCCATGATTATCCTCCGAAAGCTTGGCGATAAAAGTCAGGTTGTTGTTCACGGAACAAGCTCAATGCGTCGCTATATCCGATTTTCTTTTCTTCAGCTAAGGCACGAACTTTTTGGTCCAGTGTTCCTTTGCTAATCTCTTGACCACTTGCACCATGTCCGACTTCTTCCAATGGTACACTTGAGTTCATAGGACGCTCGCTAAACATGTTCCAAAATTCTGGCTGTAGTTCACGAATGTTCCATGCTTTAGATGCAACGTCTTTTTCTGCGACGCTGATTTTGCCTTCTCGAAGTAAAGAGCTGACAGCCTCATCACATTTGATTTGACTGTTCTCAGCTTCAAGTTTCTTGACAGACTCACGAAGTGCTTGCACTTCACTCAACAAAGCAACATCTTGACTGAAAGATTCACTCATTTTGTTGTGATCTTTTTTGTCGTCTTCCATCATTTTCTTTTCGTCTTCTTTTTCAGCTTTCTTCTCGCTGTCATTTTCAAGCTCAGTCTTCTTCTCAGCTTCATCATTTTCAGCGTTCATCGTTGCATCTTGTTCGTCTTTCATTTCCTTGAGTTTTTCTTCAAGTTCTTTGACGAGCTCATCTTTCGCAGCAAGCTTGGCTTGTAGCTCTTTGACTTGTTCTTCCATAAGGTCCTCGCTTAGTGTGATACGGTCAATTTTATTGTGTGATTGTGCGGGTCGAGGAGTCAGTGTTATAGCAAGCAATTGAGCATCACCAACTTTGTCCCCTCCATCCCTCGTGAATATCTCTCCATGGATGTATTCTGGTGAACTCCAAAGAATTCCTCCAGACTTCTCAACGACCTTCAAGCCCTCCTCGTTATAGGCGGGCACAGCATAAAGTCCGTCCTCTTTCACTTCAAGATCTATAATCATTCCAAGAGCAATGCCTGACTCAGGTGGAGCAGGTGACTTCCCTTGAAAAGGTGAGGTTGCATGTTGCCAATCAATGATGACAGGATCATGAACCTTTCGCTCATTGAACACTCGAACAAGTTCATTGAGAAGATCAGTGTTGATCTCCTTGCCAATAGCATCCCCACTCATGCGAGAACTGACTTGTCCTAGTGATAATGTTTTGAATGTTTTGCCTATGGTCAAGCCGTCGGGAACGTCATACTCATTGAGTGCGTTCACTTGGATAGCTTCACCATACGCTCGTAGTTTTTGGTTTTTCTCATCTGCTGAGTTCATTTGTTTCACGACCTTTCGAGCAAAAGAAAATCCCGCATCACCACCCCAACCATCCCAAGCTTGACGACCTTTGCCGTACTCATCCCACGTCGATCCTTTTTTATCGACCTCATGACGTGTGAAGTATGCAAGCATACGCTTGACGGTTTCTGGTGATAATGTCTTGCCGTTTGCTAAGTCACGAGCACGAGCAATGCCGACAGGCGTCATGCCTCTCTTGGATGGTGGCATCTCTGCCCGTCGTTTGAGTGATCTCTTTGCCGCAGTGATTGCACCTTGAGGAGGCTTGAAGTCAATGTGAGAATACTTGGATGGTGCGAGACTGTATACTTCAGACAAGTCACTCTTTTGAGGGTGACCATTAGGCAACAAATCAAGATCAGTGTTGTATGCTTTTTTGCGTTCACCTGTACCAACCAGTTTAAGAAAAGCATTAACACGAGCCAAGGCCCATTGATCTCGACTTGTTACCTTTGGCCTGTGTGACACACTGTATGCACCCGCACCTCTACGGTATACAGCTTTAAGCATACCAAGATCAACACGCTTCGACTTTGCTTTGTGCTTATCGTTGTGCTCATCCTTCTTATTCTTGAGAGTCTTCTCAATCTTTTCAGAGACTTCTATCTTGCCACGTGATCCACCTGCTGACCCTTTGGGATTCTTCTTACTCCCAACGATCTGATCTTTTTTCGGTGCAGGAGTTTGGGCTTTAGTTCGCTTTTTGATTTTACTTACCATCTCGACGCCTCCGAATCAGCTGTTCTGCTAACATTGCCGCACCACCACCCGCACCTCTTGAAGTCGCAGCTCTTTCAAGTGCTGATCGTTGTGCATCTTCAGGTAAGTCACCCGCACCAAGTCGCTCACGAATAGCACGTTCAAGCTCATCGTCGGGAGTCAATAGTCCGAATTGAACGAGAGGTCCTAGCATCCCCATTGATGCCGCAAGATCATCCGTATCTAAACCACTATGAGTGAGTCGTGGTAGCTTGGATTGATCAACAGCTCCATAGTTAAAGCGAATCAAACGTCCTATTGTTCCACCACCTCGACGGTCTGGCCCACTTACTTGACCCGCGACAATATCACATAGGTTGATAGCAGCTCGACGGAATACACTCAGATGTATTTCACCCACTGACCTTGATCCAGTATCACTTATTCCAAGATTAGCAAATTGAGCAAGGAAAGCTTGACTGATTTGATTATCGCATTCTTTGATTATATCAAGTGGGCCTTGTGCGTATAGATTTGGTTGTGCCGCATATGAATCAAACTTAACAGCAGGATTCTCAACGAGATAAGATTGTTCACTTGAGATAAATGCTTGAGCTTGACTTTCAGCATCATTGACCATCGCGTCGATATCCCCATCAGTTAAACCTTGAAGTTCGGCAACTGAGCGGTCAATTGTTACTTTAGGAGTAGGGACGGCCCAACGATCAACACCAACACACATCAGATTGGCAACACGTTGTTTTGTTTTCCACCACCACCAAACAGGACGGAGCATTCCAACTCCCTCGAAGTTTGAGCCTGTACGATTCAAGGTGAGGAGTAGTAGTTTGCTTGCGGGAATAGGTTTGGGAACCTTCCCAATGCCTATGACATTTTGAACAACACCATCAAGGTGCTGACCATCACGAGACAACCATTCGTTATGTGCTGATGGTTCTCTGTCTGCATAGTAGTCAAGCCATATCCTTAGATTACCCTGTGAATCAAGTCCGACCTTATACACTTCCTCGGCATATCGATATCCAATAGTAACATACTCGAACAGATAGCCAAGTTGCTCCTCCCAAGATATTGACATGTGACCTGATTGACCATCGAATCCATATGCCTCATTTGCATATCGTGCCAACTCTTCAGATGTTGGGTCACCTTCAATGCCAGGTTCAAATCTCCATGTCGCTGACAAAAGGGTTTGTCTTAACATATGCCATGATCGACGAACGACGGGATCAGTCCGAAGCATCTCCTCAGCAGAACGCACCCATGACAGTCCAGTGAGTTGACTGTTCTGTTCATAGCCGTTAATAGTTCCACCACTCAGTTGAGTGCCTGTAATACCAAGAGTTTGAAACCTAGGATGGAACGCTCTTAAGTGCTTTGTTCGTGCTTGACGATTCATGATATACCTCGACGAGATTGAACTCAATCAAGCATATTATCATTTTGATACGACCATTTGTCAATAATATCTTTTTTATAACATTGTTATCATATTGATACTAAGTATCATCTTGATCACTTTCGATTAGTGTTGACGCGATATCATTGAACAGCTTGACAGATTCGATGTACTCCTCATACTCAAACTTTTCATATGCCTCGATGATCATCTGTCGAGCTAAACGCAAGATTGTATTTGCTGTATCTTCAGTCATTAGAATAACTCCATTTGATCACCTATAGGTTGACTCGGTTTCACGATTGGTGCCTTCTCACGATTTGCATAGTACTCTTTGACCTTGGTGGCTAACACGCCAGCAAATGAATTTGCGTTAATACCATTATGAAGACCACACTCATCCATTGAATTGACTAGCATGTCATGCATAAATTGCCACCCTTCAAGCTTATATATCTCGTTCGCCTCCTCTATTGGTACACCGTAAAACCCAAGGGCCTCAGTTACTTTATTTGTAAACTGTGTTTTATAGTTCTTTACACTTGCCAACCATTTGAAATATACGTCTTCGTGCTTTGTATTTGGATTTTCAGCATGACACCTATGGCAAAGCATAACAAAATTACTTGGATGATTTGATCCTCCAAGCATATGAGGGACAATGTGTGCTCGATCAAACACACTCCATGAACCCCTAGGTTTAAAGCATGCGAAACAAAAAGGATTAATGCGACCAAAATCAGCCTCTAGCTCAAGCATCTCTTCATCAAAAAGAAGTCCTCGATATGGCATTAATCTTTCCCAAGCCTCATCCGACCGCCAATACTCAATGATCTTCTTGGGCTTTGGTGGTGTTTTTCTTTTCTCTGTCATGTTAAAAATTCCTTTGCTTTGAAGCTCCAACCTTAACCTTACGGCTTCGAGTGGCTGACTGTTTTGGTTTGTATTTGCGGACTGAGTCAGTCCAGTGATGGAAGATGCAATCATATCTCAACGCATCGAGTGGATCCTCTCGCCCATCCTTTTTGGGTTGCTCTTTATTATCCCAAGCATATGAGAGTAGAGCCTTACGAATTGAGTTACCTGTTGCCTTCTCTCCTCGTTCCCACACTTCACGTGTGATCAAGTAGTTGTTTGAATTGAATGCACGTTTGAGTCGTTGCACACCGTTGAGGATATCGACACGAACGGGATCAGTGGTGGATCTCAATGGAAGTCCTATGCCTCCTTTGTTTGGATGTGACCGAATCATTCTAAATGCTGATATACCTGTGTGATCTGATCTTGCTTTCCCTGCTTTATCTGCGACGCCTGTATCCAACCATACCCTGTGACCAGGTGCGATAGACTTCATTGACCGAGGCCATGCAATACGTAGGATCATCTCACTAAGCTGCTCGATGGTGACTTCTTTGGGGTTAATCTCATGGACTATGACAGATGCTTCACGCACTTCATCATAAACGATGATCAGTATGGAGGGCTTACGGAATCCCCAATCTATCGCGATGCGTCCTGTCATTGTTGACTTGTATTCAAAATCATCGATGATGTGCTTCTCCACATTGAACTCAGAATATACGAGTCCACTTGGAGGCTTCGGTCGATTCATCACCATAGCCTCACGCTCATCAGGAGGGAGTAGTTTGGTGGCCTCAAACCATTCTTCTGATAAGTTGGCTTGATTGACATATGATGAATAGAACAATGGTTCACAGTCTGCTTGCTCAGCAAGTTTGCACCACCATGCATCGATCACAGGTAGACCGACCAAGATCATGATTGGTGATGGTCCACTTCTTAAACGTCCTAGTGCTTTGTGTGCTACTTCAGAAGTCAGAGTCTGACATTCATCGATCAAGCATACACCACTTGTGATGTTTAAACCCTCCAAAGGATTATGAGTTGCGTCTCTTGTACCTGGTCGATAGTAGGAACGACACCACATCTTTGATCCATTCTCTGTGTCAGTCCATTGCTTGAGAGTGTGATTGTATACCCAACCAAGTGGAGCACACCATTTCTCAATCTCAGGCATCAAC